GGCACTATGAATAATCTCATCAAAGAGGCGTTAGAAATTGCCATCAGTAATTGGGAGTACGACGGAGAATACGACAAAGTAAGCGAGGCAGTAACACTAATCAAGGAGGCAGAAGGAAATGAATAAAGAATACTATCAAGCAAAGGCAGACCTATGTCAGAAGTTAGCAGTCGAGGCTATGACAGAGGGAGACAGCAAGACAGCAGGAGATAACCTGATCCGTATGGTGAATGCCTTGAACCAGATCAACCTAATCAATTACAAAGAGGAGAAAGACAATGCCTAAGTATAAAGTTAGATACACAATGGAAAGTTGGTACGAGGTGGAGATCGAGGCTGACGATAGACAAGATGCGCGAGCAAAGTTTGACGCGTTTGATTATCACGACAATAGTAAAGAGATAGGTAGTGAATTACAGGACTCTGTAATTGTGGAGGAGGTCAAATGAAACTCATCAATTTCTATGAGGTTATGAACTACAAGGGTGACATTGAATGGGGAGGGGCGAGCGCGAGTGAGGCTATCAAGTGGTTTCGTAAGGGCTTCAACAACTCTATCTTTGTATCAGTATGGAATGAGGAGGACATAGAGGAACCCGTCCTCGTCACCGATAAGATAGAAGTCACTAACCTATTGCTTTCCCTGCTGGTGAGTGAGAGGGAAGAGTACTACCCCAAGCCCAAGAAAGAGTGGGCGAGCAAATGATACTGGGAACTGTAATCGTCTGTGTTCTTGTCTATTTACTCATAGTGTGGGAGCATAAGGTCAATGAATCAGATCGTTAGGCGCAAAGAGTCAGCCGAAAGGCGAGCCGTGCGAGTCCGTAACTACCAGAGGGCGAGGGCGAGAGCGTTTGTGCGCCTACGCAAGGCATACCCCGACCAATACAGAGAGTTTCTGGAACAGGAGAAGGCTAAAGATGAGGCTAATGGAAAGGCGTGGCTGGATATTGCTGGCACTACCGCTAATGACTCTAGTGTTTCTCTTTCTACACACAGACAAGACCTATCACTTAGACCCACGCAAACCAACAGAGATGAGCAGGACGAAGGCTACTTGGGAGGAGAAGAATGAGAACAGAAAACTGGCAAAGCAATTCGCGTGGGTTGCGTTTGGTTGGCGAGGACGAGAGTGGCTCTGCCTCCACGATTTATGGACCCGTGAGAGCAGGTTTGACCACTTCGCACAGAACCCACGATCAAGTGCTTTCGGAATTGCTCAACTCCTTGGAGAGAGAAGTCGAGAGCCTGAACTCCAAATACTGCGAGGCTTACGTTACATTGGTGAGCGTTATGGAACACCTTGTAAGGCTTACAAGTTTGCTCTCAAGCACAACCACTACTAAGATAGAGAACTACTAACTCGTTCCTTATCCTTTCGAGTCAGTAGTATAGAAGCCCTTGCCCTTGAACGTAATGGCAGGGGCTTCATACTTTCTACTCATAAATGTATGGCAGGTAGAGCAGGTGGGAGAGGACGCTTCTGCGTGGATAGATCTCTCAATATCGTATTCAATTTTACAAGTGTCACATTTATATTGATAAAGCATTGAGTATTTCTTTCCCTAATTCGTAAGGCACTCTAGATCTTTCTTTAGCACCCTTGAGTCCTTGAGTTCCTGTCCTTGCTCCTCTTGGTGCTGCCTCGTGGCAGGGTTGTCCATTCTTACACATAATTCTTGGCTTCCAATTAGGGACAACTCCCCATAAATCAGTAGGTTTCATACGAGTATCACCATACTGACAATAGGTGACTGTATTACGTGGTAATCCTGCCACAACTGGTAACTTACGCAGAACACCTCTAGGATTTTCTACAATCCAACCGCGAATAGGATTTAGTTCTTTGATAAGACCTATGGTGTGAGCCACTAAATCTTGACTTAGTTTTGCGAACTCCGTCTTTGGTATATATGCCCTAGTTCCGCCAGTCCAGTGATAACCCATAGACGCAACCGAAAAGGCCGTACAGGGAGGAGAAGCCCAAATAAAATCAGGCTGACCATACTTGGAAAGAAGATAGTCTGCCGTAAGGTTCATAATATCTGCGTGTTCTGTTGCTTCAAAACCCTCATCTAATTCAAACTTATAGACAGTATGACCAGCATCTTCAAAGGCTTGAGTAGAAGATCCCGTGCCTGAAAAGAAATCAAATACAATCATACTTCTAGTTGATCCACAGGTACGCGCCAGCCGTCAATAGAAGGATCGGCAAACTGCTCTATCATATATTCATCAGCCTGAAACTTGCCATAGATTTCAACGAGTGAGAAGTACTCATCATCAAGTACCTTCGCACCTACAACTGTGCGTCCAGCATCTTTCTTCCAGAATGGGATAGCGCTCTGCGTTCTGATAGTGCGTACCTCAAGGTCACCCACGTCAGAGATATTCTTGCGAGCCTTGTGTAATTCATTAGGATACCAAGGCATATTCCAAGCGAGGTTGTAGTGGCGAGCGACTGCCCACTCTGCTACGTTCGCTCTGATATTGGCGAGGATCTCAGGTTCTAACTTACCGAACCTTTTACCAGCAGCGTAGTTTGGTCTATCTTCAGACCCGAACTTGACTAGCCAACGTTCAACAGCGACGAGAGTACAAACTCTCACCTCTGCTTGGGAAAGTTGTATGACTATTGCCAAGGGCTTTCGCCTCCTATATGGTTTTGTAGTTTGCGTAGTGCTTGGTTGCACTTACGATCAGCAGTAGAGATAGCACACTCTAAGTATTCAGAGATGAGTTGAAGAGTGAGGTTGTCGTGGAATCGAAGGCGAAGTATCTCTTGGTCTGCCTTATCTAATTTCTCATAGGCTTTCTTGATATCTACCAGCGTAGCCAATAGGTTGCCACCTTCAGCAGGGGCAGAGGGCTTACGAGGTGTGCCATCATTGACAAGGATTTGGCTTTGTTCTAGTGAAGTATTGTTGATAGCACTCTTGATAACGAAAGGTAATAGTTGAGAGATAGTAACTGTGTCATAGTACGCCTCATCGTTGAGATGATAGCCAGACCTAGCGGCCTTCTCCTTACGAGCATAACGCTCTAGATGTCTGCGTATCTGCCACGCTACCTTCTTCTCGTTCCACTTGCGCTGAACCTCAGACTCATCACTAAGCATCTGGTTGAAGTGATCAGCGCGTGAGAGAACAAAAGCCCACGCCTCTTGTAACAAGTCAGCCTTCTCTGTGTGTGCTCTGAACCTGCGGTGGATACTAGCAACCACCGAAGGAACTAGATCATCAAGGGTTGGATGTAGTTGATTGGTCATTGGCTCTCTTATTCATCTCTTCTACGTATCGGTCAGCCTTTTCACGTTTCTTTCTAGCAATTTCTTTACGGCGTTGGTCTGCTTTGTACCACGAATACTTCTCAGTCATTGGGTAACTCAGGCCAAGTCTTGTCCAGTACCATCATTGCGATAGCAGAATAGTTGAGCAGATCTAAGAAGGAATCTCTGAGGCTTTCGTTGCTGGGAGATACGTCGCTATCAATGAGGTTATTGATGCGAGCCACTTTGTCCCACATACGCACGCGGAGTCCGTTGAGTGGGCCACCTGGAGAGTGAGCGATGTTCTTCGGGCCGTAATCGTGATGCTTGCGGATGAGCAGATTTCCTGCGGTATCAAGTATTCGCCAGACATCTCTGATGAACTCGTCATTTATTTTCTTACGGGCATCGGCTGACAGGTTATCGTCCCAGCCTTGTAGTCTATCGAAAGTATTATCATCCCCATATCCATCAATAATTTTGCTGCCTCTTGGAGAGACTGGTTCTTGTTCACTCACTTCACTCCTCCTAATAGATTTGCTAGTTCTTCTGGACCACGTTGTAGGTACATCTCATTGATGTCCATACCTAAAGGTAAGTTTACTATCACAGAGTTCACAACCTCGGACGCAACGCGCTTAGAGAACTCTGCTCCTGGATTACTTCCATCTTCTTTCACATCGTTATCGCCTACTACATAGACAGTATCAAAGCCAGTCAGTAACTTGGCATAGTGTGGTTTCCACGCAGCAACACCAGGAACTCCCACTGCTGGGATACCTAGAACTCCTGAGACGATCACACAATCCAACTCACCTTCGCATACCACGATATGAGATGAGTCAATAGTTACATCACTGACGTTATACAGGTGTAGTTTCTGCCCTGTGGGTTGCCCATACTTAGGCTTGCCATCATCTATTCTTCTAAACTTTACACTGGTTGCTATCCCCAAAGCCGTGATGTAGGGAATGGATAACCAACCCTCACACTGGTCGTGACCAGCAGCAGGATCAACTACTGTGCCAAGCATAAACTGCTCGGCTACCTGCTTAGATACTCCACGTCCTTCGAGATACCTTAGCGTTGCCTCGTCTATGTTTTGACTGTAACGTGTGACCGCTTCCAGTAACAATTTCGACTGCTCGTTTGACTGCATCCTTGAACTCCAGATTCTCCTTCTCCATCACCACATTGACAGAGTTGCCACCCTTGCCACACGTATGACACCAATACAGATTGTCGTACGTATTCATTACTGCGCTACGCCTAGAGTCATCGTGAATACAACACTTGACACTAGCGCTCTTGCCTTCTCTTACTTCCCCACCATAATATGAAACGATGACTGCTACGGGGATTGAGTCTGCATCAACGGAGCCTTTGCCCCTTTTCGGACGAACCACCCTGGTCCAGTCTTGTGCTGGCATCCGCAATCTCCTTTACATAGGTCGTGCAACTCTTCAGACTTGTCGTAGTTGCCTTGCGAATTGAATGAAGCACCTACCTTACAATCGTTACAGATCATTCTTCTTCCTTTACTTCTTCTTTCTTTTCTACCTCAGTTGGTTCTTCTGGTAGTTGTACATCTTCTACTTTCCAAATGTTGCTACTTGTTATCTGTCCATTAGGTACTGGCATTACTTACTCCTGTCTTCTAACCATTGGTCTAGGTCTTGGATAACCCAAGCCCTCTCAATTCCGTGTTGTCTGCGTTTGACTATAACGAAGGCAGGAGGAGTCGCAACCATCCCCCGTGCCTTCGCATAGTTCTTTGCTTCTACCTGTGCTTCGTCCCAGAAGGCAGGAAGATTCATTGACTTGCGGTTCTTACACTCCAGAATATAGGTCTGACCTGCGATTATGGTAACGATGTCACCTTCGTCATTGGCCCCAGCCTTGGCGAGTCTTTCAGCAAAGTGACCAAGAGAGCGTAGATACTTCATCACATCAGTCTCAAACTTCGATCCCTTTTGTTTGTTGTAACTACTCACCGTGTCACCTGTAAGTTATCGTGGAGGTATGCCCTGCCTTGCGAGTCAGCATCACCAATCTGACACGCACCAAAGTTTGTAAATAATGTTGCCCACCGTGAAGCGTCGGCGTAGTGGGGACCAAACCGATTCTTCACGGCAGCAACCCGAAGCATTCCTTGGGAGGGGTCGTAACCAAGGGTCAGAATGACGGCAGGTAATTGACTTACCTTTCCGTGTATGGCACGACGAGGAGGCGGCATCGTGGGAGATCCATATTCACTCTGTTCTGATACGTGATGAAGCACTAGCACACAGGCTTCGGTCTTGCGTGCCATATCGTGTAACTCCATCATAATTGCACGTAGTCCAGCCCATTCATTATCTGTCTCGGCTGCTACATTCATTAGGTTATCTATCACTATAAGTTCAGGAGCGATTCCATACAGTTCGATATATGCCTTTATCTCCATCTCGATGTCATCGAGTGAAGGGCTTGAGTCGAATACCCACTGTATGTTATTCATTCCTGCTAAGTAATCCTTGTAGTAACGTGGGTTAGCCATAAGGTTTGTTTCAACTGTCACCTGTGAATGACCTGACAGATGAGCAGCAGTTCTAATCATCACTGTTGTGGTGTCAGTATCTGCTGAAAAGAAAAGTGTTGGGATGTTTGCTTTGATGGCATAGACAAGAGCGAACATAGACTTACCTGCATTGGGTGCTGCTGCAACCATACAAACTTGTCCACGTCTGAACCTGACTTTGATCTCTGATGTATCAAACGCCTTCCAGATATTGGGTAGAGGTGTAGCCTTGACGTTCGTTGATTGCCACGCACGTGAAAGCCTAAGCACTCTTATCCTCCCTCTCCTCTGGCGGTAGAACTATCCCTAGTCTTCTTCTAATTAGTTTACGCTGATGGGCTGTAAGTCCTCCCCACATACCATAGCGTTCTTTGTTGATTCCCCATTCAGCGCATTCAGTTCGGTGACGACAGTTTCCACAGATAGTTTTAGCGAGATTGACACCTTCGTATTTTCCGTTACCAGATAAATCTTCTGGATACCAGTATTCGCCACCGACTTCCGCACAGAGAGGACTTTCGTACTCTCGTGGGTCACGCACTGTTTTATCGAACCCAGATTGCGTCGCACTTGTCAGGTGTGCCTTTAGGTGAAGCACACATCCAAGCCTTCCAAGGGCCTTTCGCTCCGTTGCCAGTTCTGAATTGCATCTGACCGTGCTTACACTCAGGTGTCTGTCCTTCGACAACCTGTGGTCGTGGTGCTACTGGCGCTGCTGGCGCAGTATTGTGAACGGCAACAGGCGCAGCATTGCCTCGAAAAGAATCAGCAGTTGATGTAATCAGTGCAGATACCATTGATAGATCTGTTAGACCTGTCTCTAGTTCACGCACATCTGATGCGTAAAGATTGATAAGAGTTCCATCCGCCAACTTATAGTTGATCTGGAACTTTGTTGATTCACTTGCAGCCATATTACTTACCTCCAGTATGTTTGATTGAAAGGCGAAGACTTTCCTTGCCTTCGATTGTAGGAACAAAGCCAAGAAGTTCTTTGACTGTTTCCTTGTCTACTTGCTTGGCACCAGCAACAGAGGACCAGCGAACCTCAACCCCTGTATCAGTGACACCGACTACTCCAGCCAGCGCTTCTTTCAACGCATCCTTTTGTGTAGTCAATTCTTTTATTTGGTTATCTAGTTGTAGATATGTCAGCGCTTTGGATGACGCATCCTTATCTTCTATCAACGGTAATTCAGTTTTTGTACGTTCTTTTTTTAGACCAACGCATCCCATCTCACCAGATGAGTCATAGTATTTACAATAGAACTTGCAGTAGTTCTCATCCTTTTCTGGTTCAGGTGGAGTCTGTGATTCCTTGACACCAGCCAACCAGTTGAGGGCTTCAAGCGCGATGGAAGAATCGTACTTCTCAGAGTGGACCTTTACATCGCGCTCGTCACCGTCTCGTGGTATTGCCACTAGATGCACATTGTGGACCTTCCCCAATCCACTTTGTTCTATTAGGTATCCGTAAGTATGTACCTGCCAGCGTTGCTGGAGGCTTGGAAAATAGGCAAGGTTTTTAGCCTTGACAGTCTTCCAATCAACTACATCTCCAGAGCCTGGGATGTAGAGATCTACGTGTGCTTTCATACCGTTATGTTCTACGGTCTGCTCAATAACAACATCTTTATTATCAGCCAGTGCCTTCTCAATAGCACCGTGAATGGCTGTACCCATAATGGCAGCCAACTTCATCTCGTTCTCATTAGTCTCTGGCTGGTTGTTCAACTTGTACCAGACCTTACGACGGCAACCGCCTAGTTCTGATGGACCAACCTGTACCTGAGTGGAACGTGGGCGCTTGTTCTCACGTTCGTGTAAAGACTTGATAAGTAATTCTTTTATATCCACTTGTGCCACCTAGTAATTGTAACGTTGAAAAACAAAAAGTTCAACTGAAAGATTGATGCCTCGTGATTACCTTCAGGATAGGCATAGAGTTGGTAGTAGTCAAAACCTAAAGCGAAGTTTGATAGGTAATGACGGTTGATATGAATGCTATACCTACCGAAATCTTCTTTCAAG